AACATTGGAAACGTCTCGAATTGAGTCTTTTATATCTACGCCCCCTGAAAACAATAAGTAAACAATAGTAAAGTAGCCCAGTATAAACATCGCTGACAATACGATCTGAGGCCAAATATTAATCTTATATAAGCCTCTTGCGCTATCCCTGTCTTTTACTTCAAGCGCGAAAACATCAATTTTCAGCTTCTTCATTTCCAGCTTAAACTCGTTGTCTAGCTCTTTTAGCTTCAGCATATCAGTAGAAGATGATCCAAGCATGAAGCTTTCTACTTCATCCTCACTGGCATCAGGCTTGCCAAGCAATTTGTCAGCAATAAACTTAGTAGCCACTCCTGCCATCGGGCCACCTAATGCCGTACCCAATGTTGGCGCTATTGTCTTTACTACGTCTTGCCAGCCCATAAAGCCCCCTTTTGTTAAACTGCTTAGTTGAAAGTGCTGGTGGGGTGAATCGAACACCCTATCCTACGTCTTAACCCGCCACCTAAACGACATCTCGGAATCGAACCGAACTACCACCACCTTGATGACCAGCACTCTCATCTAAACAGCCTATATTATACTACTAATTAACCCTTAAGATAACTATCAATCATATCCTTTGCGGCATCGAAGCCAACACAAAGAACTGCCATATTTCCCGCCTCTGTTAAATTCGTAATCCATTCAGCCTGATTAGGTGTAAGCTTTCCCCCTTTGCGCTTAAGCTCGATATAAAGCGCACCAAAGCCTTTTCGAGATACGGCGACACATATATCGGGTACACCTGACTTTAACCCCTCAGCCTTCATGTATGCGCCTTGGCGCGGCGTTCGCTTTGCTGCGTTTGGTGTTGCGTAAGTTACCTTGAAAGCTTCCTTGTGCTGTAGCGCCATCCACTTCATTAGCGCGACTTGAATATCATGCTCTTTCATATCTCAATTACTCGTTACTATCTATTATCGCTTCAAACACATCTTCAGGAATGCGCTTTTCTTTTTCTAGCTTGTAATCGCTTGCATGATATGCCCATAAATGGCTTTGTAAATCTACCTCGTCTTTAAATTTCCTTCGACTACCATGTGTGATTATATCGTCACAGGATTTGCACAAGGGAAGCACAAACCAGTGCCCTATCAAAACCTTGTTATGCTTATAGGTAGCACCCATGCAATGATGAACAATACTTGGCCCTGCATTTCCGCATGCCCCGCAGTCGCTTTCTTTGGTAAAGGCATGAAACGCTTTCTCCGCTGCATTTGCGCCTCGGGTGTTCTTTGTTGCTTTACGCTGCATTATATATCTATTGGTCTATTAGCATGACCAAGTAATATGTTGTTTAAAGCACATGCTTCTAAGACCTTAACTTCTTTGCCATTAGTGTAGGTTGTAATTTGCTTAACGGGCGCCCCATAACACCAACAAGGCAGGCTTTCACACACAGAAACTAGTTCATTCTTACCACTTACTGCATCGCTTATTTTGTCTTCATTGCTTTCGTTTGTCATCTTCAATACCTCAATGTTTTATTAAGTGATTGTTTTACTACGCGCCACCCATTACTTCTAGCGCCAATTTGGGATCGACATAAGAGAAATTATTCTTATCGTGCTCACCGCCTAACGGATCGACTAGCTTGTAGCACTCAAAATGCACATGCTCGGTTATACCCTCGTAGAACTCACCCAAGCACTGAGATAAGCCAATAACATCATTCGGCTTTATAGTGTCACCAACGCTTACCAGTGGCGTAACATAGAATATTCTGCAGTAATACACCCCCAACTTTATAGCTATGTATCGAAGGTGAGACTTTTCTTCCGCGCCATAAGCCCGCCCAACCTTTACTACCTCGCCTTTTAATCCCGACACAACCTCGGTCCCCACCTCTAAGCTCTCCCCAGACGGATCACATAAATCTATACCCATATGTAGCCTTGAGCCTCTTGATGCCCTGTAATATCCGCAACCTTGAGCATCGCACCCCCGCTGTCCCATTTCGCTTAATCTCATAGTGTTATCTATCCTGCGTTATAAATCTTGCTCTAGAGCGACTTTGTGGTCAATTACAGTGCATGCTAACTCTTGAGCCGCTTTCTTGGCTGTCTCAATAAGGCCGTCAGCGCACACCATAAATAACTGTTCGCATTTTTCCTGACTTAACGTAATAGAAACCTCGCCAACCTCATTGTCAAACTTTATAAGTCCAGAGAACTGTCCTTTTTTATCGCCGTATCTAACTCTCTCTATTTCTAATTTACTTAATTGCATCATTTACCCCTTATCTGTGTTAAGTTGTCGCAAATCTTTAAGCGCCAATTTACCATCCGCCATGATTCTAAAATATGGGTCTGGCACAAAAGACTTACGCCCTGCAAACTCCATCATTTTAACCTCACAAAGTTCCCGCATTTCCTTGCTATCCCCGCAAAATAATCCGTGCTTTTCCGCATGATCTAAAATGCCTATATGCTCTTTCGTTATTTCCATAAATCACCTCTAGTAGCTGTATAGTTAAATATAATCACTGTTTGCATCTCGAATTATATCAGCCATGCAAAGCTGTTTTTCTTCTTCAGTTTCAGGTATAGCATTAATAACTATAAATCGCTCATTACGGCAATCATCAAGATCATTTATATTGAATGCAAGCCCTCTATTGCAGTCACAAGACCAATTACTTTCAGTTAGATTGAAAAGACCAATGCCTTTATCTACCGCCTTGTTGCCTGTCTTTAAGTCTAAATATTCAACTTCCATCATGTTCGCCTCTTAGTAGCTGTATAGTTATTGGACTTTTACCCTTTGGCAGTCTTCACCGTAAGCAGACCAGTGATAATTAAAGCTCTCACCGCTGTCATCGTTTGGATATTTTACAACCCCACTGCTTCCGTAGTTCTTAACAACTTCGTGCTCTTCGCCGCAGTATTCTATAATCTCACCTTTCTCGAAGGGTTTATCTTTATTTGTGCTCATAAGTCACCTGTTAGTTATGCCATCCGATAGCTGTTGCGCTAGAGTTCCCGCTAATATCGTTTTAAATATCGAGGGCTTATGCTCGTGCCAGTTTCTCAGCGTTTTAATGTTTAGCACTGGCTTGCCGTTATCTTTTAAGCCATGGAAGTCTACTATTTGCTGTAGGCTTTTAAGCCCTGCCGCTTTAGCTTGCTGTGATGGGGTCATGCTTCAACCCCGCATAGCCTAGCTATTTTTATTAGCTCTTTTTCTGTTTTAAACGCTAAAGAAAAAAATGTATCACCTTCGCAAAAAGAGCCATCACCCACTTCAAGTGCTTTGAACTTTAGCTCTCTAACGATGATTCCGATTAATTGACCTTTAGTTTCTGTGTTCATATTCTTTGCTCCGCTTCTCTAGTTGATGTAAGTATTATACCCAATTATTACACTATTACAAGCATTAAATGAAACTATTACACGTTTTAATGATTTATCTGCCACTTCTTTTATACCTTTTTCTTGACGTCAGGAATATGGTCAGTGTTTTGATTGTATCCTTTGTTATAGTAGTGATCCCACATGCTGCCAAGTTTTGACCTGCTGTTTTTCTTAAAGCCATTTTTGGCATCGTTAGCGCCTAGCCTTGTCGCTTTTCTTATTGTATCTTCGTAGTTGGTCATCTTCTTATCCTCTATTATGGCGGCTATTAACCGCGACTGTTGTTAGAATGGAATATCATCATCTAGGTTGTCATACGCTTCCGCTTGCTGTGGCGCTTGCTGTTGTGGTGCTTGTGCTGGTTTGGCTGCCCCGCCAATTAAATCAAGCTTGTCCACATTTACTTTTAGCATCTTGTTTGTTACGCCGTCTTTCTGCCACTCATCCAGAAAAGCCTCGCCACTTATAGCGACTTGCACTCCCTTAGTTAAGTATTGCGGTAGCTGTCCTTCTGCTCGCTTACCAAATAACGTACAAGACACCCATGTAGTCTTTTGATTATCTCCATAACCCGCCTTTACTGCTACTGAGAAACTACAAACAGTCATACCGCTTTGGGTAGCTCTAACCTCACAATCTTTTCCTAAATTGCCCGTAAATGTAAATATATTCATGTTATTTTCCTTTGGTTGATTAATATTGTATTGATACGTTAGGTACCTCACCCTTCACTATTTTTTTGATTATAGCCTTGCCTTGCGCCTCGGTTATTCCGCACTCAATAAAAGCGGCCAGCACTGCGTTATTAATCTTTCCAGAGTGCTTTTTGTTAGCTTCACGCTTTGCTTGCTCTGCCTCTTCTGCTATTCGTGCGTCGATAGCATCTTGTTTGGCTTTATCTTCAGCCGCTTTCACGGCTGCTTTTTGTCGCTCTTCTGCGTCGATAGCGTATTGCTTGGCCTTTGCTTCTGCTTCTATGCGGTTTTTTTCTGCCAGCTCTAAAGCAAGCTTTGCGTTTTCTTCACGCTGCTTTGATGCTTCCGCGTCAAGTTTAGCTTTATTTTCAGCATCGATACGCTTTTGCTCTTCTTCTTTACGTGCGTTTTCTGCGGCTTCTTTAGCAATTGCGGCCTCGCGTTCTTTTTGTTCGCGGTCTAATTTTTCTTTGGCTTCACGGGATAGTCTTTCGGCGGTTTCGATTTGCTCTTGCTTGGCTCGGTCATATTCTCGATTAAGTAATAATCCTATTTCGTGATCGGATTCAAATTCTAACGCAAGCTTTTCAGCTTCGATGCGTGCATCTTCCTCGGCCTTAATCCTTGCTTGCTCTGCTTCCCAGTCATCTAGCGGCTTTCTAGCTTCTGCTTTTAGCTCATCCATAGCGTCGCGCATTGCTTTGCGGTTTGCGTCAACAGCCTTGGCTTGAGCTTTCCAGTCTGAAACAAGGTCTTTGCCCATTCCGTCAACTTTTGTTTTAAATTTAGCCACTTTATGCGCAAGTGATGCCGTTTTTGCTCTGCTTGCTGCTGTGCTCATGTCGTGCTCAAACGAACCCACAAGCTCTTTAACTTGTCCGATTAGCGGATCTAGCCCGTCTTTATCTGACATTACCTGTAATACTGTTTTTGCTTCGTACTCAATTAGCTCTGACATAATCATTCCCTATTTAGTTAATTTTTCGATCATTTCGTTTAATTCTTTAATGAACTTTTTGCACTCCTCACCAAGCTGCTCTATGTATTCATCATCACGTTCTATGCGCTGCATAAAATAGCCTGAAACCCCATTTATGCGCGGGTCGAACGATACAAAATCACACCACTGGCGATTCATTACCCACATTTGCCCCTGCACTTGCGCCTTGTGTCCTGTTGGCATTTTCCCCGACAAATAAGTTTCAATCTGGGTACTGGTTTTAGGGCATTTAAACTCAACCAAACCATTATCACCAACTAGACCATCAGGCGAACAGCCAATTTTTACATCATCAAAGTGAGCAAAAGCTATCTCATCCACACTGTGACCAGTTTCTAGCTCATACATGGCTCTGGCTTGGGGCTCTATCTCGGTTCCCCATTGCATATATGAAGAATTAAACTTTTCCTCTCTTTGCCCTGTGATGATTTCTGATACTATCTCAACCATGTAAGACTTTCGCGTCTTGCCAGCACCTTTAGCCATTACATCCTTAAAACGTGATGCGGTGACAAAGCCCATTCTAAGGTCTAGCCATTCATCGCTTGACTGGTCTATATCACTTATTATTTGCATGTTTTTTTGCCTTTTCTAATGCTTCATTAAATTTTAAGGCTGGCAGGTCGTAAACGCTATTTATGTTGTACGCCTTCATTAATGCAAGGCCTGTGTTTGTCCACTGGTTTGTATTTGAGTCAACACAAAACTTCCCTAACTCTGTAGCCTCGACAGGGCTAATAACATTAAGCTTTTCCATTTTCTCCGCGCGGCTCTCTTCATCTTCACCCGTTTCAATACCAAAACCTTTAACTAGCATGGTCTTCATAGCGTAGGTGTGAGCCTTGCCCGCACCTTTATCGCCGCCGTCCATGCCTTGAGCGTATGCCGTATGCTCTATAAATTCATCAGGCTTGTCCATGTTAACCAGCTTTAATGAAAACTTACCCTGATAAACCTTTTGCTTCGTTCCCTCAACACCCGATAAACACTCTAAACTTTCTTGGGTCGTCACCATAACAATACCGTTAGCAATCAAAAGCTGTCGAATCATTGCCATGACTTCATCGTATTTAATGCCCTTACCTTGCTGCGCTTGTGTTTTTTGCAAGTAAACGCACTCGCTCATAACCTTATTTACTCGCTGATAAATATTTAAACCCTTTTCTTCACTCATGCCATCACCCCCATATAATGAGTTATAAGTATTACAGCTACTATCATTCCTACCACTACCGCTGCTAACCATACGTGCTTATTCTTTACTTTCATGTTGGCTTTCCTCGCTCTCTATATTTACAACCTCTTTAATTCGTCGCCTCAATTGATATGGATTATCGCCATCAATCAGCGTGGGTCTACCATCTATCTCAACCTTTACACAATACCCTTTGGGGTCAATAACAACTTTATCTATCATGCTATACCTCATTAAATTATAAAAAAAGCGGCCTGTAATAGCGCCGCAAAGGGCGTTACCGCCGAGGGTCACCATGAAAAACTGGTAAAACTGGATTCTTTTTTACTTCATTAATTATGGCTAACTGTTCTAAATTTACGTAGCAAGGGATGCCATCAACAACTACCTTATTATCTTCAATTAGCCTCATTTGATCGTAAGCAATACTTTCTATAATTCCATCACAACCTATAAACAAACCAAAATTGCAGCTATCCATATCAGGGTCAATGTTTTCATAAATAAAGGTTTCACCATAAAATTTATTATCTGTGTTAACCACTCTGTAAGTTCTGCCTGATTCAAAATTATTCACGTTATCACCTCCCAAAAACCTAAATCATTACGCTTAATATTAAAGATAGGTACAAATACCAACTTACAATTAACACTAAGCACCACATGAAACTTGCGTACACCTATTACTTTTTGCGACCAATTTTCACCCAAATTAATAAGCCTGTCGCCTTTGGTAATCATGATTTACTCACTTAATAGTAAAAATTCAATTTCATTTACATTAAAGTAATTCAATATTTCTTCTCTATGCTGCTTAGAAGGTGAGCCCAGCTTAATCCATCGACTGATTGAATCTTTATGCACCCCAAGTTCCTCAGCTAAGATTGTATTGTTAATACCCTTCTTTCTAATAGCCATTGCTAATGATTCGCCGAATGCCATTTGTTTTAACTCCTAATTAATGTAAAA